TAGATGACAAAAAAAGAGAACAAATATTCAAAAAAACATTTGGATACTTTGATAAGTCTACATATGAAATGATGACATCAAGGTTTAAAAAGTTATTTGAGTTTTTTCAACAACCACAAGTAAAAAAACTTATGAAAGAAGCAAGTGGTTTTGGAACAAGTGTAAATGCAAGTGATATGTCCGACGAAGGTATGTATGATTTCTTTGGTTCAATAGATGACTACGTTAGAGTATCACCGGAACACGCAGATATATTGGGTTGGGAATTGATAGGTTTTCCAATCAATGATACTGAAGATATGATGTTTACCATAATGGCAGATGATTATGAAAAAGACAGACCAAAAACCGTAACCTATGGTAAAACAATTAATCAAGATAGAAAAAATACAGATAGTGTAAAAAATCCATTTCCAAAATATAAAGAAAGAATGAGAAAAACTCTTGGTGGACTAAATTGGGAAATCGTAAAGTTCTTTGGTGAAAAGAAATTTAAAAATTGGAAGGGTTGGACAGATTCACCAACTATTGACAAAAAGGATATTGAGAAAGGTATTACACATATTAAGAAGATTCAAGAGTCTTTTATGAAAGATGTTCACTTGTTAATAGAGGGTGGAGCATACGGACATATGAATCATCCATTTGATGATAATAATTTGACGTTTTCAGATTTAAAGAACATAATTATTATAGGGTTAAGTGGGCAGTTAAATCGTGAAGATAATGTTTCTGAAAAACTTGACGGACAAAACCTAATGGTAAGTTGGGTAGACGGAAAGTTAAAAGCAGCCCGAAACAAAGGTCATCTGAAAAATGGTGGTAAAACTGCACCAACCACTGCTGGTATAGCAAGTATGTTTTCCGGTAGAGGTAATATTAAAAAAGCATTTGTAGGTGCGATGAGAGATTTAGAAAAATCAATAGGTTCGTTATCAGACGCTCAAAAGAAAAAGGTTTTTGGTAATGGAACTAAATGGATGAATTTAGAGGTTATATATCCACAAACGAGTAATATTATAGATTATGATGTCGCTGAAATTGTATTTCACGGAACTACCGAATATGATAGAACAGGTAGAGCAAAAGGATATTCAAAAGAATCTGCTCGTATGTTACAAGGTATGATACAACAAATAAATCAAAATATACAAAAAACATTTAAAATTAGTAGACCTAATTTCTTGAAGATGAGTAAAGTTCAAAACTATGGAACAAAGAAAAGTTCTTTCTTAGGTAGATTGAATAAATTACAAGGACAATATGGATTAAAAGATACTGATAACTTAGGTATGTATCACCAGTCATTTTGGCAAGAGTATATTTTTAATGCAGCAAAACAATTTAAAGTTAGTATAAAAAATAATCAATTAGTTAATTTAACTAATCGTTGGGCATTCTTTGATAAGTCATATAGTGTAGGGCAAATTAAAAAAGACTTTAAAGATAGTCCAGAATTTATTGATTGGATATTAAAGACTGACAAACTTGACCATAACAAAATGTTCAAACAAAACATTAAACCATTTGAGATATTGTTTTTTCAAGTCGGTGCAGAAATATTAAAAAATATGTCAGGATTTTTAGCAGTATCACCAGACGCAGCAGTCAAAAAAATTAAACAAGATGTTGATAAAGCGTTGAGAGATTTACAAAAACCAGATAATGTACAAAAATTAAATAAATTAAAAATACAAATAGAAAAATTAGAAGCTATCGGTGGTTCAAGTGCAATCGTTCCAAGTGAGGGATTGGTATTTAAATATAAAGGTAATATATACAAATTCACAGGAGCATTTGCACCAATCAATCAGATATTAGGTAGTTTAAGATTTTAGGAGAAAAAAATGGCAGGTTATTCAAAAGAAGCAGAAAGACAGAATAAGGCATTAAAAGATTTAATGACCACAGGTAAAACTGAAAAAGATTATGTTCAAGTAGGATACGAGGGTAAACAAGAAGACCTTGGTGGTAAAACAAGAGAATCAGAATTAAGTAAAGTAATGCAATCAGTTAGGATGCCTTGGTTTTGTCCTAATTGTAAAAAGGCAATGAAGAAGAAACTTGATGATAAGTTTTGGAGATTAATGGGACATTGTTTTGATTGCCAAGTGGATTTTGAAAACAAGTTGAGAATAAAGGGAGAATTTGGTCAATATGCTCAACAAAAAATGTTAGAAAATCAAAAATCACAACTAAAAGACTTAGAACAAAGTATAGATGACTTTGAAAAAACCGGTGGTTCAAAAACTTGGTATAACAATGTAGGTGTAAATACACCAGAACTTGAAACAGATACTTGGAAAATGGACGAAGACGCGTTCACCAAAACTATTTCAGAAGCAAGAGATTTCATAAGAGAAAAACGACAATTAGTCGAAGAAGCAGAACAACAACTAACAGGAGCAGAATAATGGGTAATATCATACAGATGATAATGAATTTATTCTTTGGTGGTAATAAAAAACAAGAAGTCAAAGAACTTGATAAAGCAATCAAAGTTAAAGACAACGAAGTTAAAGAACTTGAAAAAGAAGTAAAAGTTCTTGAATCAAAGAAGAAAGTCAACAAAAAAGAAGTAGCAAAATTAAAAAGAAAAGTAACTACTACTAAAAAACAGATTGAAAAAGCTGGTGAAGCAGTTAAAACAGATAATGCTGATGACGCAGTAAAATTTCTTAAGAAGTTTTCAAAGTAGTATATATTTATATATATGAGATATATTATATACATATTACTAATAGGGAGTTTATTCTCACAAGACATTGATGGTGATTCATCAGTACCTTTGGACGAGTCTTTATATTCACAAGATGAAGTAAAAACCTATACTTTTACAGAAGAAGAAGTATTAGGATTTACTAATCGTATTATGGAATTAGAATTAAAAGATAGTTTAAATGTTTCATTGGTAGGAGATTTAGAATCACAATTAAAACTTGTTGAAGAAAACTCTGCAATAGACTCAATGTTGATTGTTAATAAAACAATGCAACTCAATCTACTAAAAGACACAAACAAACTACTTGAACAAAAGGTAAAACTCGTTCAACCAAAATGGTATGAAAACAAATGGTTATACTTTACATATGGGGTAGTGTTGACTGCTACTTCGGTTAAATTAGCAGGTCAAATAGTAGACTAATGGCAGAACAAATAAAAGAAGTAATCAAACAAGAATATATAAAGTGTGCACAAGACCCTGCGTATTTTATGAAAAAGTATTGTATGATACAACACCCGATACGGGGTAAAATTCCTTTTGAGTTGTATGAGTTCCAAGAAAAGTCAGTTCGTGAATTTAAAGACCACAGGTTTAATATTATTTTGAAAGCTCGTCAGTTGGGTATTTCAACATTAACAGCTGGATACGCTTTATGGATGATGACTTTTCATCAGGATAAAAATGTTTTGGTAATTGCAACAAAACAAGAAGTAGCAAAAAACTTGGTAACGAAAGTTCGTGTTATGCACGCAAACTTACCGAGTTGGTTGAAACAAAGATGTGTTGAGGATAATAAATTGAACCTACGATATATGAATGGTTCACAGATTAAAGCAGTATCATCAGGTCCAGAAGCCGCTCGTTCAGAGGCACTATCATTATTGATATTAGATGAGGCGGCATTCATTGATAAGATTGATGATATATGGACAGCAGCACAATCTACATTGACTACTGGTGGTAGTTGTATTGCATTGTCAACACCTAATGGTGTGGGTAATTGGTTTCATAAAACTTGGGTGGATGCCGAAGAAGCTAGTGGCATGTTTAATCCAATTAAATTACATTGGACCGTACACCCAGATAGAGGTGAAGAGTGGAGAAAAGAACAAGATACATTACTTGGAATTGGAAGTGCAGCCCAAGAGTGTGATTGTGACTTTTTAACATCTGGTACTGGTGTGATTGACGCAACACTATTGGAAAATTTACGAAAAAATCATTGTAAAGACCCATTAGAAAGAAGAGGCGTCGATGCAAATATGTGGGTTTGGGAACAACCAAACTACTCAAAAGATTATATTGTATGTGCTGATGTTGGTCGTGGAGATAGTGCAGACTATTCTGCTTTCCACGTCATAGAGTTAGAAAGTTTAACTCAGGTAGCAGAATACAAAGGTAGAATAAATACCAAAGATTTTGGAAATATGTTGGTTTCCATAGCAACAGAATATAATGATGCTCTACTTATAGTAGAGAACAATAATATTGGTTGGGCAACAATCCAACAGATAATCGATAGAGATTATCCAAACTTATTTTACACAAGTAAAGACTTACAATACGTTGATGTACAACATCAAATCACGAACAAACATTATCGTGAAGAAAAGAAAATGGTTGCTGGTTTTTCAACGACTTCTAAGACCAGACCACTAATTATTAGTAAGTTAGAAGAATTTTTTAGAGAAGAAAGTGTAATAGTTCGTTCCAATCGTTTGATTGATGAACTACTAACTTTCGTCTATATAAATAACAGAGCGCAAGCGATGACCGGATACAATGATGATTTGGTTATGTCGTTTGCTATTGGACTTTGGGTTCGTGATACTGCATTAAGACTACGAACACAAGGTGTGGAATTAACAAAGAAAACCCTATCCAAAATGATGGATAATGAGGGTTTATACACTCAGGAAGACGTCAATAAAAATGATAGTTGGGAGTGGGAAACAGGTAAAGAAAAAGAGGACTTAACGTGGCTCTTATAAAAGTGAGGTAAATATGGCAGATAAAACATTATTTGGGAGATTACAACGATTATTCAGTACAAATGTAATCGTAAGAAATGTCGGTGGTAAAAAATTAAAAATCGCTGATACAGACCAAGTTCAGAAACAGGTTAAATCACATTTAGTTGATAGATATTCAAAACTACATACTAATTTAGATTTAGTCGGAACAGGTTATTCTACCGTTCATCAAGTTATGGCGGCAAGATTAGCATTGTTTAAAGATTATGAAACAATGGATTCAGACCCAATCATATCATCTGCACTTGACATTTATTCTGATGAATCAACAATGAAAGGTCAGTATGGTCAAGTCATTGAAGTAAAGACAGACAATGAAAACATTAAAGAAATTTTAAATAATTTGTTTTATGACATTATGAACATTGAGTTCAATTTATGGCCTTGGGTTCGTAATATGGTTAAGTATGGAGACTTCTTTTTACACTTAGACATTAATGAAAAGTATGGTATTACTAATGTAGTTCCACTTTCACCTTATGAAGTTGTAAGAGCAGAAGGAGAAGACCCAGAAAATCCTTATTACACTAAGTTCTACTTAGAAAGTATTGAAGGTGCACATCCTTACTTTGGTCAAAAGTCAAGTGGAAAAGGAAAAATAGAATTTGAAAACTTCCAAATCGCACATTTTAGATTAGCAAACGATAGTAATTTCTTACCTTACGGAAAATCTATGATTGAATCTACAAGAAAGATTTGGAAACAATTAACACTTATGGAAGACGCAATGTTAATCCACAGAATTATGAGAGCACCTTCCAAACGAGTATTCAAGATTGACATCGGTAATATACCACCAAATGAAGTTGACAATTATATGCAACGAATCATTAATAAAATGAAGAAAACACCATTTGTTGATGAGACAACCGGTGAGTATAATTT